TCCACTTGGCTGGCGCGAAGCACGCGCCCGAAGGGGAAACCGACCCGATGGAAGCGGCAAGCATCAATATTCGCGGTACGGCGAACATCATGAATGCGATGCGCTATACGGCTCGCGTCGTCACAGCATCAACATGTAAGGCGTGTGATCCTGAGACCGCGTACGGCGCGTCCAAGTTGATCGCCGAGCGTGTCACACTCAACGCTGGTGGGAGTGTGGCTCGATTCTATAATGTGCCTGAGTCGAGTGGTAACGTGTTCGAGATTTGGGATGCACTCCCCGAGTCTGAACCTATCCCCGTCGCGCCGTGCCGACGGTACTTCATATCACTCTCGGAGGCGCTCGCCCTTCTCGTCTGGTCGGCGATTCTCCCGAGTGGGCGTTATGCGTGTAATCCGGGCGCTTCGAAGTACATGTGGGATGTCGCGGCTGCACTATATCCGGACCGCGAGTTGGTGCATGTGGATCGCCGTCGTGGGGATCGTCCGAATGAGCCACGCCACGCGTCCAGTGAGCGCGTTCTCGCGACGCGCGTGCCACGCATCCGACGCATAGAATCACCACACGACAAGGAGCAGGGATGATTCACGAGACAGCGATCTTCACGGGTGACGTGACTCTTGGTGCCGGCGTTGTCGTCGAACCGTACGCCGTCATCACGGGGCCGGTGATTATTGCTGAGGGCGCGTACATTGGTGCTCACGCGTGCGTCGGTGCGCCCGCTCAGCATCACGGAACGTACCCGGCGCCCATTACGGGCGAGCGTCGAGAGGGCGGCGTCGTGGTGGGCGCTAGGGCGTGCGTGCGTGAGTACGCGACTATTCATCAAGGCATCATCGGTGAGACCGTAGTGGGCGCGGATACGCTCCTCATGGCCGGCGTTCACGTCGCCCATGATTGTCTGATCGGCGAGCGCGTCACGCTCGGATCATTCTCCATTCTTGGTGGCCTCACGATCATCGGTGACGACGTGACGTTTGGGCAGGGCGCCGTCACGCATCCGTGGACCACGATCGGCGAGGGCGCGATGATCGGACTCAACTCGTCGGTCATCCGTGACGTCGATCCGTTCACGAAAGTCGTGGGGAGTCCGGCACATCTCATCGGGACGAACGGTAGGAAGTATCCTTCGGGTGGGTTAGGTGCGGAGGACTGGGCCGCTTATTCCGTCCTACACGATCGGCAGCGAGCAAGGAGAGCAGAATGGGCGCTCCTCGAATCCTAGTCATCACGCCGAGCCTCCCAGAGCGCGAAGCGTTCAGATCCGAATGCGTCGCCTCGGTCGTGGCGCAAACGCTCCACCCGGTCATGCATGTTGTCGGCGTCGACTACGAACGCGTCGGCGTCGCCACTATGTTGAATCGCCTCGCGAGTATCGCGAAGCCCGCCGGCCGCGATTGGATTGCACAACTCGCCGACGACGACCTAATGTACCCACACCACCTAGAGACACTCGCCACACGCGTCGACGACGCCGACATCATCTACTCGTGGTGCGACGTGACTGGGCGTGGCGACTGGAATCCGAACTCGCACTTCGACGCTGACCGGCTCCGGCACTGCAACTTCATCCCAGCGACGACGCTGATCCGCACGACACTCGTCGAATCTCTGGGGGGCTGGCGGGACGGTGAGCATGGTTGGGAGGACCACGACTTCTGGCTTCGCGCCCTCGACGCTGGCGCGCGCTTCGCGTGCATCCCAGAGGTCACTTGGGCGTACCGTTTCCACGGTGGAAACATATCTACGGGCAGGTAGACTGTACCTATGGGTATTGTCAATGGCTATTGCACACTCGCACAAGTCAAGGCTGCGCTACGCATAACAGACACGACGGATGACACTCTCATAGAGGGCGCTGTCGAGGGAGCGAGTCGCCTGATCGACGGCTACGCGTCCCGGAACTTCAACCAGTCGGGGACGGTGACGCGCGTGTTCAGCGCAGCCGACCACTTGTATGTCTCGGTCGATGATATATCGGGAACGGCCCTCACGCTCAAGACGAGTAGCCTCGCGGACGGCAACTTTGATGTCACGTGGACGGCTTCGGATTACCAGTTGGAACCACTCAACGGGGACCTTGACGGTATCGCGTGGGCGTACACTCGTATTCGCGCCGTCGGCGACTTCGTGTTTCCCACGATGTCCGCGAATCTTGGGGGGCAGGCACTCGTCCAAGTCGCGACGCGGTGGGGCTGGGCCGCCGTGCCGGACGCGATCGAACAGGCCGCGATCATTCAGAGCGCACGCATCTTCAAGCGTTACGACTCGCCCTTAGGTGTCGCCGGTTTCGGAGACTTCGGCGCGATCCGTGTGAGCCGATTCCTCGACCCGGACGTGCAGCAACTTGTCGAGCCGTACAAGAAAATGCGGATGTTCCGATGAGTGCCACGGTCGGCGCGGTCAAGACGGGACTGAAGGTCGCGCTGGCGACGATCAGTGGACTCCGCGCGTACGATCGGCAACCCGACAACCTGAACACGCCGTTCGCTTTCCCCTCACTAGAGTCCGTCGAGTATCACGGGAGCATGGGGGGCGGTCTCGTCACACAGACGTATCGCGTGACGGTGATCGTCGGCAGGGCATCGGAACGCTCCTCTGAGAAACTCCTCGACACGTACCTATCGTATGCTGCTGGTGGCGTCAGGGCCGCGATCGAATCAGACCAGACCCTCGGCGGTGTCGTCGAGACTTGTATTGTCGAGTCGGCCGGCTCCATCTCGACCGTCGACGGTAACGATACCACCTACCTCGCAATCGACTTCAGAGTCATTGTTTACACGTAAAGGAAAAAGATGACCAAGACTTACATCATCGCCGACGGTTTCATCGTCGCAGGTAAGACCTCCGGGATGAGTGTCGACCCGGCGGAGGTCGATGATATTGGTGTGCTCGTGGCGTGTGGTCGCGTTATTGTTGAACGCGTAGAATCGTCAGTTACAATGAAGGCAGATCAAAAAACCGATTCCTTGAAGGGGGTCTAGAACATGGCGAAACTCGTCATCACAAATGCCACGGTCTCCCTCGCGGGGACGGATATCAGCGGTGACGTTGCGTCGGTCACTCTCTCGTCGTCTGTGAACGAAGTAGAGACAACCGCCATGGGGTCGACGGCCGTCACTCGCGTGGCAGGCTTGATCGACAATAGCATCACGATGAGTCTGCATCAGGAGTATTCGACGATTGAAGGTCTCGTGTATCCGTTCATCGGATCGACGGCCGTCACTGTGATCGTCACGCCGAACGGCACGGCCATCTCGACGGCCAACCCGAAGTACACTGCGAGCGTGCTCATTACCGAATGGAGTCCTGTGAACGGTGCTGTTGGCGAACTCGCGACGGTCGACGTGACGTGGCCCATCTCGGGAACGGTCACGAAGGTCACTGCGTAAACAATCGACGGTAGGGGGAGATCGTGGAAGTACAGTTCAAAATCAAGCCGGCGGGGTCGGACGTCACGGAGATCGTGACGGCTGGCCTCGTCGACGTTATCGCGTGGGAAGATCACTATGCGCGCCCGTCGTCGAGCCTCTCCGGGGACGATGTTTTTGCGCGTGACTTCGTGTGGTTAGCGTGGCACGCACAGAAGCGTCAAGGCAAGACCAGTCTAGAGTTTATGGATTGGGTCGCGACGCTTGACGATATCGAAGGCACGGAAACCACGCTTGTCCCTTTGGAGAATCCAGTAGTCACTGGCTCATCGCCAGCCTCGCCGTAGAGACTGGGATTGCGCCCGCCGCGCTCATGGGCGAGTCCACGAGAATGCTATGGACGATGCTAGGCTATATCCGTTGGCGGAGCGTTCATTCTGGAGGATAGTCGTGGCTCAAAGGATCATTGGATTGTCGGAGTCGATGGAGATTCTCCGTGGTATGGACAAGGAGTTGTTGAAGCACGCGCAGAAGGAACTCAAAAAAACCGTCCAACCAATCATCATGGACGCGCGCGCTCGACTCCCCGAGGTTGCCGCGTCGGGGTGGTCTAAGACTGGACGCGTCGGGTATTCGCGTGGGAAGGCGTCGCGGGGTATTCGCGCTCAGATCAAGCGTGACCGCGTACAAGGATTCTCGGGGCGCACGATGATGTTTCAGGTCGTCCAGAATAATCCGGGCGGCGCGATATACGACAATGCTGGGTCGCGTGGAAACTACACGGCACCGACGCAGCGCGGCGCGGGCCTAGTGTCCGCGTTGAATAAGCATGGCAAGGCGCAGCGTGCGCTCTGGCCGGCCGCGGTGAAGAATCGGGGCGCCGTCCAGAAGGCCATCAAGCAAGCGTCGTTTGATATGGCGGACACAATCAATCTGCAGTTGCAACTCATGGGTCGTGGTGGGCGGGTTCGTCCTCGCGGTTCGCTGCACATGCGGTAACGCGGGCACGTATAATGCTGGTATGAGTAACGTTCTGGTGGTGACCTAATGGCTCTACGTGGCGGCGTTGTAGTACCTATTAGCGCCGACACGAGCGGGCTGACGCGTGGGCTGAATAAGGGCCAGTCTGGCCTGCGTAAGTTCGGGAAGATGGCGGGACTTGTCGCTGGCGCCGCCGTCCTCGGCGGACTAATCAAGACGATACAGATTGGCACAAAAAAGTTTATCGAGCAGGACGACGCGATCAAGCAGACGAATGCTCGCCTGAAGTCTACGGGTGGCGTAGCGAACGTCACGGCTGCTAGTGTCGTGAAACTCTCAGACGCGATCGCGTCCAAGACTGGTATCGATGATGACCAGATTCACTCCGCCGAGAACATGCTCCTCACGTTCACGAATCTTCGGAACGAAGTCGGCAAGGGCAACGACATATTCAATCAGGCGACGCAGGTAGCCGCGGACTTGAGTATCGCATTCAAGAAGGACTTACAGGGTTCTGCGATTCTTGTCGGTAAGGCGTTGAATGATCCGGTGAAGGGATTGTCTGCTCTGAGTCGTGTCGGTGTCCAGTTCACTGAGGGACAGAAGAAAGCGATCAAGGCACTCGTCGAGACTGGCGACATCATGGGTGCTCAGAAACTCATCATCAAGGAGTTGAATACGCAGGTCGGCGGGGCGGCCGCCGCTTTCGGGCAGACGCTACCGGGCCAGTTGAGTATCTTGAAGCAAGCGTTCGATGAGGTCGCGCTCGGTCTCGCTGTGAAGTTTATTCCGTGGGTGATGCGTGCGTTCAAGAGTTTGACTGGTTTCATTAGTGAACTCGGGAAGCAGCCAACGTTCAAGGCCAAGATCGAGTTCATTATTGGAAAGTTGAAGGACGCCGCCGGGAACCTCTACGACAACTTGCGTGTCTGGTGGACGGAGCAGAAGCGGTTGTCTGGTCCGACGACGGTGGAGATCAAGGTCGAACTGTCGAGGTCGGAGCGTGTTGATGCGTGGTTTGCGAGTCTCGGAGGTAAGGGCGGGCCGAGTGGTAAGGAAGCGGGCAAGAGGTTCAGTGACTTCTTTTTCAGTAAGGAAGGCGGGGGGAACTTTGGGACGAGAATGTCTGCGTGGTGGGCGAACGCTACCGACAATGTTTTCATCAACGCGTACGTCGGCGTTACGAGTTTCGCGGTCGAGTGGGTAGCCGCGTTTGTCACCCAGATGGGCAAGAGTATCTATGCGAACCGGGGGCGTATCTGGGAGTTCATCAAGGACGCGTTCACGTTCAAGAAGGAAGATTTGTTCACGCTCGGTAAGACGCTAGTCGGCGGCGTCACCGCGGCGTTCCGATCGTCGAAGCCGAAGGAGGTTATAAAGACTCTCCTAACTACGGCGGTCCGTGACGCGGTACAGTCGGCGCGCTCCTCACTGGAGGGCATGGGATCATCGCTCGGTGGAATGCTCGCGACGATCACGGGTACATCGTCGCCGGAGGCGAAGCGCCTCGCCGCGATCCGGAAGGCACAGAAAGCGGAGAACAACGTGCGTGAGAAGGCGCGACTACAGAACGCGATCGACTCGGCCGAGACTGATGATGAACTGACACAAGCGAAGCGTGACATGGCTGACTTCGTGCTCGAATCAGAGGCCGCGATGTTAGAGGAAAGCATTGCGTTGAATCAGTCCGCGAATCAGCAGAAGATCGCGGACCTCATCGAGTCTTTCAATCAGGGCACGATCGATGCGACCCAGTTCAGCGCCGACCTGAACGCGATCATCGGGGAGGATCGTGGTGGTGAACTCGGCATCGCGTTCGCCGGCGCGTTCGGTCGCGAACTGAAAGCACTAGAGGGTACGGCCGCGGATATCGCGACGGTCATTGCGAACACTCTTGGGGGTGGCCAGATTCCTCAGACGGCTGGAGTGAATACGGGTGCGACTGCGGGATTGAAGGCGGAGAACAAGCGGCGCTTTGAGGAGGCCGTGGCGCGGTGGGAGAAGGCTCGTGACGCGGTGCGGACGCGTGGCGAGACTGCGGCGAAGCGTCCCGGGTCGCCGGGTGGCGCGACGATTACAGACGCCGAGGAGGCGTCTATCAAGGCGCGCGTCCTCGCATGGGTCGGCGCGAATAAACGGCCGAAGCGTGAGGCGTTCGGCTTGGCACTCGGCGGTATCCTCAATAAGCAAGTGTTCACGGCGGGTGAGTCGGGACGCGAGGCCGTCATCCCACTCGACTCGGCACGCGGCACGAAGATCCTGCAGGACGCGATCGGAGGAGGCGGCCGCGGCGGTAGCAACACTGTCTACAATCTAGTCGTCAATGCGGGCCTCGGGACGAACCCGGATGAACTTTCCCGCATTATCGTTGAGAGCATTCGCCGATTCGAGAAGCGGAATGGCCAAGTGTTCTCTGGGCCACTCTTGTCTACGACGGTGAACACGGCAGGTAAGACGAATACGGGTGTCGCGGCCACGGACTTCTCGCGTGTCACGACGTTGCGGAGTAAGTAGTGGCCGTCCCGGGTGTAGTCGTCGAGGTCGGCTTGGACTTGTCGAGCGTCGGCGGCCCATTCTTCCTATTCGGCGCGAGTGATGATGTCGCCTCGAATCCTCAGAGCCTATTTGATAACACCCAGTACCGCCTCGGCGGCACCCTATTCTATGACGTCACGGATAGGTCCCAATCCGTCACGATCAATCGTGGCCGCAGCCGCGAGTTGGATAGGTTCACGACGGGGACAGCGAACATTCTATTCACGAATCAGGACCGCGCGTTCGATCCTTTCTATACGTCGTCGCCGTACTATCCTGACGTCAAGCCGAGGCGTACCGTGAGGATCAGTACCGTCGTCGCGGGCGGGTCGGCGGCCGTACAGTTCACGGGACTCGTCGAGGACTGGTCGTTGGATTATCAAGTCAGTGGCGAGTCGGATGCGAGCGCGGCTTGTGTTGACGGCTTCGTCTTGTTTGGTGGTCAGCAACTCGCGGCTCATACGGCAACGGCGCAATACTCGGGGGCGCGTATCGGCGCGATCCTCGACCGCGCCGAAGTTGATTGGGCATCCACCTTGCGGAGTTTGAATACGGGTGGTCAGTTGTTTCAGGCTGACGTGATCGAGGAGGGCCGCGACGTGTTGGAGTACCTCCAGATTGTTGAGGCTTCGGAACCCGGCTTCTTGTTCATGTCGAAGGATAACTCGGTGACGTTCCGGGATCGGAACACGGCGGCCGCGCTCGGCACGATCATCTTCTCGGACGCTGGTACGGCGATTGATTACACGGACCTCTCCGTGTCGTACGGCACCGAACTCCTCTACAATCGTGCCTCTGTGAGTTTCATTGGGGGTGACTCACAAATATCCTCGAACGCGACAAGCATTAGTGAGTATGGTGTAGTTGCCCTCGACCTGAACGGTCTCTTGTTTCAGACTGGTTCGGCGGGGACGGCGGACGCGCAAGCACTCGCGAACTACATCGTGAACAAGTACGCGAACCCGGAACTCAGGTTCGACTCGATGAGTGTCGAACTCGCCGGCATGGGAACCGCGAACCAGACGAAAGTCTTGAGCGTCGAACTGCAAGACAATATCATCGTCGAGTACCTTCCAAACAAGATCGGTTCGCGTATCAGGAAGAATGTGCAGGTGCTTGGCATCAGTCACCGCATCACGCCTCTCGCGCATAAAGTCACGTTCAACTTGGGTTCGACTGACACGGCGGCGTTCGTCCTCGCGGCGGGTACGGCTGTCGCGGATTATCCGTTCAGCATCTTCGACTCTAGTCCGTTCGGACTATGAGAATGGTCAGGTAGAATAACGTTATGGCTTATGAGATTCCCGCGCTAGGCACGGCTGGTCAGGTTTATACGGCTGCGGCACATAACATTATTGTTGGGGATATTCTCCAGTTTGCGCCATTCGTTCAGGGTGTATTCACTACTGAGACTTTGCGCGATGCGGCTATTCCTAGTCCGACGGAGGGTATGCACGTTTATATCACGGCTCCCGAGTCTGGTAAGACTACTGCCGTGGGGGGCGTTACGACTATCCCCCTTGGTATCAGGACGATCTATAATGGTTCAGTGTGGGTGTGTGTAACTCCCGTTGGCTCGAGGACGAGTGGTACCTCTGGGACGTTTCAGACTTCCTATGGTGATTGGACAGTAAGTGCCGCCCTCACATCGGTTACGCTAGTTACCGGCGTGACCGCTCTTGTGTCGGTTGGGGCGCGTATCACTGGCACTGGTAACTTTGGGGTCGTTAGCGTCAAAACGGGTACAGTCGCGGCTGATGATTCGTGGGGGGCATTCAATCAAAGCGCTACCTATTTAACTGTTGGGCGAACATTCGTGATGTCAGGGCTAGACGCCGGCACGAATACTTTTACCATACAACATAAGACTAATGCTACTGGGGGCAACGGCGACCAGGCCACACTCGTGGTTTGCGGTATAGCGTAACCCCATGACTACTTCTGAGATTGACAAACTCTACGCGAGCCTTCTCCGTATTGAGGAGCGGCTCAGGTGTTTGGAGCAGCGTGAGGCGGTTCGGCGTGGCAGTGATGGGCAGAAGGATTTGACGCGTGGCGTTGTGCTCGGGTGGATTGCGGGTATCGCTGGCGTGACTGGGGTTGTCACCGCTATTGTTGGTCGAGTCATCTAAGAGGAGGAACACTATGAATGTCAGTCCTAAAGTCACAGCCGCCGTTCTTGCCGCAGCACTCGTCACGCTAGTCGTGTATGCCGCGACGTTCGTGGGTGTCGAGATCCCCGTCGTCGCACAGGGCGCGCTCACTACGATCCTCGTTGCCGCTGCTGGGTATCTGCGAGTCGATCCGGCGCGCGCGTCGTGACGCATCGGCAAGCAGGGAAGATCGCCTTGCTCGGGTACGCGAAGCAGAATGGCATCAAGATCCCTGCCGGTTTCAACACGAAAGACTCCTTTGGTGGTGCGGCCCGTACCCTGACGCGCCTAGTGCAACGGAAGAATCGGAT